AGAAGCGTGGTCACGCTGATCCCGTTCTGCGTCTGCTCGGGGACGCCAATCATCCCTGTCGACTGCGAGATAATCGGAACCGCGCTGGACGGTATGAATGAGTTGAGCGGAATGAACGTCAGCGCACCATCCTGGATGCTCCACGTAACATCGTTCGACTCGGCGAAGTCGCGCAGCTCATCACTCGCCAGCCCGTAGAACACTCGGCCGCGCGTGAGGCCATTCGAAGAGAAGCTCGGCTGATATCCCTTCGTGATCCCGTAGGACCCCATGGTGGCCAGGAAGTGCTGCACGCGATCCGCTGGCGTAGCGCCAGCCCGCAGCGATAGGGCCAGCGGCGCGAAGTTGTACGCCTCGTCGCCGTCCGCGGCCGTCACGTCAACGTAGCTGTCTTTCCCGTCGATCCTGCCGCGGCGAGCCTGCTTAATGGACCCGGTGAATATGAGGCCCATATTCCCCTGATATCCCGCTGACAGGCTGATCTGGGTGAACTCGTTTTGGATGCGGTTTGCAGTCGCATCCGACAAGTTATAGATGCGCAGGTCGCATGCATTCGGGGTCTGGCTGTCGCCGCGGCGCACCTGGAAAGTGACCTTAAGCGCGGAGAAGTCGAGACCGGAACCGCCGGCATCGGCCAGCACAATCTGGCACTTGCGCAGGTACTGCAGCGTGCTCGGAACGGGGCTCGCCTTGGCGCTGACGGTAACCTCTTGTTCTTCTCCGTCTGGGATGCCGGTATCGTCGGCCATTACGGGCTTACCCAGTAAATGGAACCGTCGTCGCCCAGGTTTGCGAAGGTCGGCACCGCATCCGGATCGCTGCTGGTCTGCACCCAAATCCCGCCGGTGAAACCCAGATGTTTGTACTGCTTGAGCAGGTCGACGCCCGTCACAAGCGGGATGCCATGGACGATTTGATTACCGGCGTTGTCGTCGATATCGAGTACCCAGCCGCCCTGGTCGGTGTTCTTGTACGTCAGCGTCAGCTGATAGGACGTGCCGCCCATGACGATGCCGAATGTCTGCGGCGTTCCGACCGCCAGCGGGATCTCGGATATGGTTGTCATGGCGTCCAGTCATCCGGATCTGATGAGCCGCCAGGCGCCGGCGTTCCGGGCTGCAGCGACTGCGATCCCATGTTCTGCGTGTCGGCGGTGTTGGACGGATCCGCCTGATTGGCCTGCGGCGGAATGGTCGTGGTTTGCGTGCTTACAAGGATGGCTTCTCGGCACGTCGCCGTGACCATGAGCGCCTGATACGTCTTCTGGTCGCGCGTCACCCGCAGGGCGGGCATGAGCATATTTTCGTAGGTACGCAGCGGCGTCGAAATCGTGAACGGTTGCCGGCTCTGCTGCAGGGCGAGCAGCTGCGAATAGATCCCAGAAACGTAATCGGCCCCAGTCGACGAGGCTCCGTCCGAGAACAGCGAACTGACTGCGCCGAGTAGCGCCTCCGTGCTGGAATTGCTCCAGCCGCACCGCAGAAGGACGGCGGTCGGATTGACGTAGCTGTGGTCTGTGATCTCCGCACCCTGTTCAATCGGGTGGTCGGTCATTTCAAGCGTATCGTCGTGCGTTTCCTCGACGAGCGCCTGAATGGTGACGCCACCGATAGTGCTGGATTCCAGCAGCGAAATGACCGTGCTCGCGCCTATCAGCGCGATCTCGCCCAGTACGGTAGCCACTACTGCACATTCGGCTGGAGGTTACGCACCAGCTCCGCGTTGACAGTCCTCTGCTCGTTGGCAACATCGCGCGCGATTTTCTTCGTATCGCCTGAACCCTTCACGTGAATGGTGGTGTTCGACGAAACGCTGACTGCCATGCCGGCGCGGCGGTCCGCCTCGGCAGCGCCGCCGGCGGGACGCTCATAGTTGAGCGAGACGATGCGGGCGGCCTGCTGCGAATTGGTCGCAGCGCGCAACAGATCGCCGGCGCGGCGCTCGGTGTTGTGCAGCTCCCAGTTCATGAACTGCAGCTGCTGCGACGCGTCCGACTTGTGGATGTCGATTCCGAACAGCTTCTTGAACATCGCCTGCCGGTCTTCATGCCACTGCCCGAGCCCGTAGGCGTGACCGTTGTCGCCGACCGCATCGGCGCGGCCGCCACTCTCGGCCTGCACGTTCGCCAAGATCCCGCGCGCCTGCGCCTCGCTCCAGCCCTGCATGCGCAGCTGCGCCAGCGCCTCTTTCCCGCCGTTCATGCCCTGGTACATGAAATCGCCAAGCGACTTGCTCTTGCCGCCGGTCATGGTCGTTACGGCCTTGTCCATCAGGTCGCTGGCCCAGTTGCTGGCGTCCTCTCCCTTGATGCCCTTGTAGATCGCGTAGCCGCCGGTGCCGATGCCTACGGCCGCGGCGCCGACCACACTCAGTCGTGCGCCTACGAGACCCAGGCGAGCCAGAAGGCCGCCAAGGCCCGCTGCCGCGCCTGTAGCAGTCGATGCAGTGCCGACGGTGCCGATGGCCCAGGCGAGTCTGCCGAAGGCGCCTGCGAGCTTGAGCACGCCTGAGACAATCTCGAAACCGCCGAACATCTTCAGGGCGATGGCGACTTCGAGGACCTTGTGCGCCAGGCCGCCGGTCTTCGCGTCGAAGTCCATGAACGCGGTGACCCAGCTCTTGACTTTTCGATACAGCTGCTCTGCGAGATTGATGATCCAGAGGATGTCTGCAGCCACCTTTGTGGCCAGCTGCGGACCGTTCTTCTGCATCCAGTCATTGAGCTGGTCAAGGCTGAAGCCGAGCTTTTTCGCCAGCGCGTCATAGACCGCGTTGCCGAACGCCTCCAGGTTGGTCTGAAGGTCGCGCATGCGCATGCCGAACTGGTGCGCATCGCTCGCGGCTTTGTCGAAGCCGGAGTGCTTCATCTTGTCCTGCATGCTCTGCACTTGCTGTGCAAAGTCAGGCCGCATCATCGCGCGCAGGGTGTCTTCGGAAATGCCGAATATGCCCGCGTACTGATTCGCCATGTAGTACGGCATCGAGCGCAGCTTCGGCGCCAGCTCCGTCAGCAGCTCCGTCGTCTGCTTAAGGTGTCCGTTGGCGCTGCGGGTCTGAATGCCGAACTGTGACAGGAAGCCTTCGCCGCCTGGATTAGTGCGCAGGTAGCGCGCGAGCGCCTGAACGGACTGCGCCGCCTCGCCGGCCTGCGTGCCCATGTTCTGCGCGGCGCGGTCGAATGCGCGCAGGTTCGTCGCTGAGGTGTTCGCCTTGATGGACGCGAAGTACAGCGACTCAAGTCCCGAGGCCCAGCGGGCGACGCCGACGCTGACGGCGATGGCGGTCCCCTCGATGGCTGCGCCAAGGCCGAACACGGCCTTGCTGGCCTTGGTGATTCCCGTCTCGAAATTCTTGAGCGCACTTTCGTCGGTCTTAAAACCGAGTGCGACCAAAAATTCACGGATGACGTTACTCTCTGCCATTGTCCTTCTGCCGCTGTAGCGCGATTTCTTCGTTATCGGCCCGGACGGCCAGGGAGTCGTTCATCAAAGCGATGTCAGCCAGATCGAGCGTGCCGTCCTTGAGAGACTCGTAACGGCACATGCCGGCGTGAACGGGCGCCATCAGCCAGTCTTCGCCTCCGGGGAGGCAGCGCAAATCTCCGCTGGGACCGGAGTCGGAGAGGCCTGCTGGGCTGTAAGCAGGCCTTCGATAAAAGGCCCCAGCGCATCCTTGATGACCTCAACGACCATCGGTATCAGCTCCGCCACATTATCCAGGTCGCGGAACATCGGCCGGCTGGCCGCCTTGTTCCACACTGCAACCCAGGTGTTTGCCGACTTGCGCTTGACCACGGACATGCAGGCATTGATGACGTACTCGGCCGTCGCATCGTCCAGCGACGCCAGTCCTTCGGCGAATGGCTCCGCCAGCTTCATGATCGTTTGGAAGCCGAGGCCGTCCTTGACGCTCTTGCCCTCGGCCTGCAGCAGCCGCGCAATCTCCATGAACATGGGAATGAGCGGCGGAATCAGCGGGGCGACGCGGCGGGACACGTGAAACTGCTGAAGCGCCGACATGCGCTCAATGCGGTACGTGTGACCGCCGCGCTCGAATTCCGTCGGCTCGACGGCATCGGTTGAGACGTCCATTAGTACGTGCCAAGGACGGAGGTCATCTTGCCGGCGTCGAAGGTCCACTCCATCAGATCGCCGACCTTGTTGTACTTGATCGCCGGCTTTTTCTTGAAGGCGACAGAGCTGCCGGTGTTGACATCGCCAGCGGCGGTTTGCCGGGCGATGATGACGTTCTGTCCCCACAGCGAAGAGCTGAGCGACTGCGCGTCGTACATCGCCATCAGCAGCGCATTGGCTGGCGAGGTCTTCAGTACACGCACCGTGATCGTGCCGTGCTGCGCAGCGTGCAGGCTGTTCATGGGTGAGCCGTCGCCGCCGACGGTCAGGGTGTTCTTGTCTTCGGCCGGGGTGAACTCAATCGCCTCATCGGCGATTGCCGCACCGTAGCTGAGGTCCACATCGCCCGTGGGACCGCTCAGGGTGCAGACCACGTCCATCAAGCTGTATGACGACATTTATGTCTCCAAAATGAAAAAAGGCCGCAAAGCGGCCTTTCGTGAGGTTTGAAACGGGACGGTGGTTACGGGTTGATGTTCACGCCGATGTCGGCACCGTGGAACGCACCGGCCAGCTTGATCGCCGCCTGAATGGGCGGCGTGATGCGCGTCTGACGCTGCGCCGGCGACTGGGTGGAGATGGGCGGGGCGTAGAAGAAATACCCCTGCGTCAGTGTCTGCCCTGTGACCAGAGGACCGACCGGAGGACCTTCCCACACGCCTGGGGCGATGTAGCCGTTCGCGACACCCTTCTCCGCGTTGAGCGTCAGCACGCCGATGACCGCATTCACGCCTGGGTCGGTCTGGTTGACCTTGTTCTGGGCGCGGAAGTAGTCGTACACGTCCTGCTGCATATCGCTCTGCAGCCAGTCCGCGCCGGTGATGACATCGAAGTACTGGCCGCTCGCCATCGTGCCGTTCATGAGGTCGGCGGTGCCGTCGGTCATGAGCGCGTAGACGTTGCAATTCTTGGCCAGCAGCGCATTGGCCTGCGGATCGCTCAGCGTCTCCGGCGTCACGCCGGGCTGCTGCTTGAACATCATGGTGATGGTCGAGTCGGACTCTTCGTAATCGACCGTGGATGCCCGGCCCAGCCAGGAGGCGGTCGCAAAGGGAGTCGTGCTCGAGTACTGCACCAGCGTGCGGTTGTATCCCGCCTGCTGCAGCAGGTAGGCCACGTCCGAGGTGCTCTGCGCGTTGAGCACGTTCGGATCCTGCGAGGTGACCGCGAAGTAGTGAGTCAGCGGCGAGCCTTCGATGAAGGCCGCGACGGCCTGGTAGTCGCTGGTGGCGGGCGGGGTCGCTGCGCCGAAGGTCAGCGCGTACCAGTCGTTCGACGCTGATGCCATCGCCAGGACGGCCGTCAGGGGCGATTCTGCGACGATGCCCGCCGAGGTGTAGGCGCCGAGCACGGCGGTCAGCCCCATGAGCACTGACAGGTCCGTGCCGGATCCCGGGACGGACCCGAAGCTGACGGCAGACGATGCGCCGGTGCTGGCGCTGGTGATCACGAACTGTGCGTTGTTCGAATCCCAGATCACGGTCGCGGAGCCGGTCAGGGCGGCCTGCACCAGTTCGGCGACGGCGTTCAGATTGCCGGCGGCGCTCAGATTGATGGCCGCCAGGGCGTGCGGCGTACCGTCGACGGTGATATCCAGGCCGCCACTGACTACCGCGGTGAAGTTGGCCAGGGTCTGAGCAGCGGTGCTCAGTTCCCCGCCACGCAGGACGCCGTTGCTGGCGGTGCGAGCCCACCGGCCGATGTAGCACTGCGCCGGCTGCGGCGACTGGCCGAAGTACAGCGAGGCCGCCAGGAACTCGGGAGCGCTGCCGCCGAAGTCGTTGCCCACCTGAGTGAGCGAGGTGTACGGCCGCAGCCGCTCCGTGGTGTCGATGACGGAGGAATCACCAAGGATGAGCGAGTTACCGAAGTTGCGCTCGCCGGCGGCGCCCGCCGAGATCGAGATCGCGATAGCAACGAAACGAGCAATTGACAGCCCTTTGTTGTTTGACATGAAAGAACTCCGGTCAGGATTGGGGTGGCGAAACTGGTGGCGGCGCTAAAATGGTTCTGTCGACCGCGCCCGTGTCGTCGAACAGATGGACGTTGACATCCACGAAACTCTTGATTCCGTAGACGCGAATGATCTTCCGGCGGAACGATGCGGCCACATCCCACCGGCGCAGGAATCGGCCATTGATGTTTGCGGAGGCGTTGCGCGCAGGCCCCACCTCGGTGAGGGATATCTGTTGCGCCTTCAGCGCTTCCATGTTTTGCGGGACGGCGATTCCGTCGCGTAGAAGGCTCGCGTTGGCCTGCGCGTTCGGCCCGTAGAAGCTCAGTAGGACGTTCAGTCCCTCGTGCCGTATGTACTGCGTCGAGGGGTCATCGCTGGGGCTCTGCGCAGGCAGCTGCGCCATGTACGGACCTGCATCTGGCGTCGTGGTCATCACGCCGACGGCGCACCAGTTCACATCCGAAGGCGGCTGCGTCGGCGGTATTTCCTGAAAGCGCGGCCGCACCAGCGTGCCGTCGATGCTTGTGATCGCGGCGACGGTGGCCTGAAACAGCTTGTCCAGGTCCAGATCGCTCGCCGGCGGCGCGGGCGCAGGCGGTCCCTCTGGCGTCAGGAAACCGCCAGTCGTTGAGTCGTTGGCCATCGCTTCAGCCCGTGTACTGTTTCAGTTCGCACGTGGCCTGGATGAACCCGCGGCCATAGTTGGTGTACGGCTGCACATTCATGACCGTGTACTGGCGACATTCGAAGGTCACCATGTCCGCGGTAATGCCTGGGCTTCTCGGATTCTCGGTGACTGTCTTGCCATCGGTCAGCCCGAAGCGAGTCACAATCAGGATAGATCCGCTGACGCGCGATCCGTCGCTGCCTCGGTTCAACGTCTTTCCGTCGGCGCTCATGACTACGCCGAAGAAGAATTCCTTGCGGGGAATCAGCTTCGCGACGCCGTCGGTCCCCATGCGCTCTACGTTGCGCTCGACAAGCAGGCGGTCGCAGAAATCAGGATCCGTCAG